GCAGACGGCAGCTCCGGAAGATTATCCGGCAACGGCTCGTGAGTGGAAGGATCTCCATGAGACGAACATCCTCACCGGCACGGGTGCGACCGGTCTGGCTCTGTTCAAGGAGATCGCGGCTCATAAGAAGGCCATCAAGAACGATTATTACAACGACGACCTCATCTGGCTGATGAACGAGAACACGCATCTCGACCTGCTCATCAACAGCATGGACAAGAACCTCAACGCGGCAGTCGTCGCAGGCATGGCCAACACGATGCCGGTCGTGGGCGGCGAGATCGTTGAGCTCAATTTTATCCCGGACGGCAATGTCATTGTCGGCTATGGCAAGTCTTATCTCCTCGCTGAGAGAGCAGGAGTAAAGCTTGGCCAGTCCGAGCATTACCGGTTCATCGAGGATCAGACAGTGTTCAAGGGCACAGCGAGATACGACGGCACTCCGGTCGTTCCGGAGGCTTTCGCAGTCTTCACGATCGACAACAAGGCACCGGTTACATCCGGCATCGAGTTCGCGGCGGACACAGCGAACGCATGATGATTTTAAGGAGGAAGAACCATGACAGATGTAGAACTGCTCAAGCTGCTCAAGCTTGATCTGCAGAATCCGCCGGACGCTATGGATCCCTTCCTCCGGACGCTCCTCGGAGCTGCGCAGGAGCGGATCACGTCCTACGGCATCACGCTCGACTTCGGGAATATGTCGGATGTGCAGCTGGTCATCCAATACGCATCCTATCTGTACCGCCTGAGGAACAGCAACGAGGGGATGCCCCGGTCTCTGCAGTACGCGCTGCACAGCCGGCTGGTCAACGAGAAGGGCGGTGTGCAGTCATGATGCTGGCAGACGGGACGCTCCGGCTCTATACACTGGAGAATACAGCGGAGGCGGGCGAGATGCCCGTCTCTAAGCTTGTCGAGAAATACGACAAGGATTTTTTCTTTGCCGATCGCGTCGTCGGGTATAACCGGCAGTACGCAGCCATGGGCGCTGATCAGTACGTCTCGAAGCTGGTCCGTATCTGGGATGTTCCTGTCGAGGCCGGGGAGTATGCCATCATTGACGACGTGCAGTACCGGATCGACATGGTGCAGCGTCTTAAGGATGAGGACGGGCTCAAGGTCATTGATCTGACGCTCGCGAAGCTGGAGGAAAGATATGATTGCGCTGCAGATGAAATTGAAAGCAGTGCAGGACGCATTAGTGGGAGTGCTTCCTGCGACTTATCACTATGAGCGACCGCCGCGGTCGAAGGCTCCATACGCGATCTGGAAAGAAGACACGGAGGACATGAGCGTCGAGGCGGATAACCACAAGGCCGAGCAGGCGATCGTCGGATATCTGGATTATTTCACGAAGGAGGAATTCGACGAGACCGTGGATGCATTCCAGGAGGCGCTTAATTCCCTTCCCGGGTGCCAGTACTGGCGGCTCGACTCCGTAGATTTTGAGGATGAGACCAGGTTGATACATTACCGCTGGTCGTGGAGGGTGAGCTGATGGCACGCTTTAAGATCAGCGATGGCATAGATAATTACATACGTCAGCTGCAGAACTGCGCAGACAAGACGGAGGACATTATCAAGCGGTCCGCCTGGGAAGGCGCCCGGATCGTAATGGATACGGTCAAGGCCGAGGCGGGGACGATCCCGACGCATGAGTCCAACCGGTACGGAGGCGTCCGGAATGGCCGGGTGACCGGTGCGGGGCTTGATCATGTCGCAGGGCTGACTCCCGTGCAGAAGGCGGGAGTCATTGAGTCCCTGGGTATTTCGCACTTCCGGACGGACGGGAACTTTACGAACGTAAAGATCGGCTCGGACGGATACAACAGCATCCGGACCGAGAAATATCCAAACGGCCAGCCGAACGCAATGCTGGTCAGGGCTCTGGAATCCGGCACGTCATTCCGTGCCGCGTATCCTTTCGTGTCGCGCGCGGTCTCGAAATCGAGATCGAAGTGCATCGAGGCCATGCGGAAGCAGTGTGACGAGGAAATCAAGAAGTATATACAGACATAAGGAGGTATATCCATGTCGGCAGCAGGAAAGGTTTGTATCGGCTTTTCTAAGCCTTATGTGGCGCTCTACGAGCATGAGGGCACAACAATCAGTTATACCGGGGGCCGTCTCCTGGCTCGCGGCGTTGATGTTTCCATTGAACCGGAGACATCGGACGACAATGCGTTTTACGCGGATAACATCCAGGCGGAGAACGACTCCGGAACTTTCAACGGTGGTACTCTCAACCTGACGGTTGACGGCCTGCTCCAGGAAGCGGAGAAGCTCATCATGGGGCTTCCGGCTCCGGATGATAAGGGCTGGATGGCTTACGGATCCTCTCAGAAGGTCCCGTATGTCGGCGTCGGTTTTGTCGCGAAGTACATGTCCGGCGGCGAGGTCACGTATGTCCCGACGGTCCTTCCGAAGGTGGTCTTCAATCAGATCCAGAGCTCTCACGCGACCTCTGAGGACAGCGTGAACTATCAGACGCAGGCACTCTCTGCGAGGATCGAAAGAGCGGATGATGAGGGTCAGAACTGGAAGTTCCTGGGGGCGGATGTCGAGACGGAAGCAGCGGCCGAGGCAGCCATCAAGGCTAAGCTTGATATTGTCACCGGCGGTTGATCGCAAGGAGGAGCAAGATGCAGGTAAACGGAAGAGAAATCGGATTTTTTTATAGTGTGTGGGCGCACTGCGAATTCAACGACTGGGTCGTCAAGAACCCGCAGTCGTCCTATGCTACGGCGGTCATTCAGAAGGCGGCCATTATGTCCAAGGCATATAACGACCTGCACAGCATCGAAGAACCGCCGCTGGATCCGAAAGAGCTCAGGAATTTCCCGAAAGTCTTCTTCGACGAGCTCGTCATGGAGACCGAGGCGGCGGAGAAGCGCGACTCTGAGAGGACGGTCGAATCCGCACCGGCGGAAAAAAACGCAGAAAGCTCCGGAAAGTAAAGGAAATGAACTGGGCCTGGTACCGCTTTTTCGGGTGCCAGCTGAACATGAACGAAAAGGAGGTTAAATCTACATCGTACGGACTGATGTGTGATTTAATCTCCTGTTTTTCTATATATTCGGGCGTTTCGGAGCAGACAGAAAAGAAACTGACGTATGAGCAGATCATGGAGTTGACGTAATGGCAGGAGTAAATATAGGCCCGCGGATCGGTATCGAGGGCGAGAGCGAATTCCGAAAGCAGATGAATCAGATCATCCAGTCGACGAAGACGCTCAAGACGGAGATGAAGGCCACGGAGTCAAGCTTCAGCGCTTCCGACTCCGCGATGAAAAAGGCAGCCGAGAGGAGCAAGATCCTCTCGCGAGAGATCGAAAATCAGAAAAAGCACATAGCTAATTGCAGCATGATGCTGCAGCAGGCGACAGCAAGGTACGGAGAAGCTGACAGCAGAACACAGAAATGGGCTCAGGCACTCAATAATGCCACGAGCGAGCTTAATCGGATGAATTCCGAACTGGCCAACAACAACGCCCTCACTGCGTGGAGGCAGGATGTCGAGGCCATCGGGAACAAGATGCAGACGATCGGCTCCGGCATCAGCTCCGTCGGCGATGCGCTGACGAAGACGGTCACGGGCCCGATCGTGGCCGGAGGAGCGGCGTCTGTCAAGCTGGCAACGAGCTTTGAGGACTCTTTGGCCAAGGTGTCGACGATCGCGGATGAATCCGAGGTCTCCATGGACGCCATGAGCGACTCGATCATGGACCTGAGCAATAAGACCGGTATCGGTGCGTCTGACATCGCAGAGGCGACCTATCAGGCCATCTCTGCCGGAAGATCTACGGCTGAATCCGTCGGATTCGTGGAGCAGTCCTCTCAGCTGGCCGCGGCCGGATTTACAGACGTCACGACCAGTGTGGACACCCTCACCACGATATTAAACGCGTACGGCATGAGCGCAGAAGAGACCATGTCGATCTCCGACCGTCTCATTACCACACAGAATAAAGGTAAGACAACCGTCGCACAGCTGGGGCAGTCTCTCGGATCCGTGATCCCGACAGCGGCCGCTTTCGGCGTCAATCTGGACAACGTCATGGCGTCGTATGTCTCCATGACAAAAGCCGGTATCTCGACCGCTGAGGCGACCACATACCTCAACGGCATGCTCAATCAGCTCGGCAAGTCCGGGACGGATGCGTCCGACATCCTCAAGGAAAAGACCGGCAAGTCCTTTCATCAGCTCATGGATGAGGGCTGGACACTCTCCGATGTCCTCGGCGTCGTTGTCGATGCGGCGGATGAGAGCGGTCTGGAGCTTGCGGACATGTTCGGCAACGTCCGAGCGGGCAAGGCAGCCATGAATCTGGCCAAGGATGGCGCAGAGGAATTCAACGCGGCGTTGGTCGCTCTGGATAATAGCACAGGCGCAACGGCGATCGCATTTGAGAAGATCAACAATACGACCAGTAAGAAATTCACACGCGCAATGAACCGCGTGAAGAATTCTGGCATCGACGCCGGGCAGGCCATCCTTACGGAGTTCGCGCCCGCGATCGAGAAGGGCTTTAATGTAATCACGAAAGCGACGACGGCATTTTCGAAGCTTTCGGCCGAAGAGAAGCGGAACATTGTCAGATGGGCGGCGGTCGCGGCAGCAGTCGGACCGGTCACGAAGATTCTCGGAACGACGGTCTCCGTGCTTGGAAGAGTCACGAGCGGCGTCGGAACAGCGGCTCAGGCGCTCGGAATGTTCGCGGCGAATGCGGGAACATCGGGCAGTGCGCTCGGAACATTGGGCGCGGCGCTTGGCTCCTCGATGGGTCTGGCCACTCTCGCGCTCGGTCCGCTCGTAGCTCTTTCGGCTGCATTTATTGCGGCCCGTAAGGATATGGGAGGATTAACAGAGGAGCAGTCGGCTTTCTCAGCAAAATGCTCCGAGGTGGCATCCAGGGCCGCAGAGGTCAAGGGTGCGGTCGATGGTCTGTCTACGACGATCGGCGAGAACGCGTCCGCAGCATCATCTGCCGGCACAGATCTCGAATACTGGAAATCTGAGCTCATGGCTTGCTATGACGAATCCGGGAATCTTAAAGCCGGTATGGAAGATCTCGCAGAATATGCCCTCAATGAGCTCAACACCGCGATGGGCACGGACTACTCTACAGAGTTTATCGCTCAGGCTGGAAGCTCTACGGACGCCTTAAAAGAGATCTCCACCGAGATTGATAACTGCATTGCCAAGCTGCAGCAGCAGTCGATCGCGACAGCTTTCCAGTCTGACTACGCGGAGGCACTGAAGAATCAGGCCGATGCAGTCAAGGTGGCAAGTGAAGCAGAGGCGGCCTACACGGAGGCAGTCGAGAACCGGAAGAGCGCACAGACGGAGCTCAATGCGGCGCTGACGGCGTCCGACGCCACAACGGCAGAGGGCATCAAGCGGCAGACCGAGGCGAAGGCTGCATATGAGTCAGCCTGCAAAGCGGTTAAGAACTCCGCGAAGGCATATAAAGACAGCTCCGAGGCATCCGCTGAGGCATCGGCACAGGTCAATGGCCTCAAGTCTGCAATGGAGCAGATGGGAAAAGCCAAGACCTCGGAAGAGATCGAGGCAGCGGCTACAGCATACGCAAATGTGGGGACGAAGGCAGAGGAAGCCGGAAAGAAGGCGGCAGACTCGGCCCAGGCAATCATCGACAAGAACGGGAAGGCGCTGGATGATCTCGCGGCCAAGTCGAAGGAAGCTGTGCAGAGCTCCGCGCAGACCTACACGGAGGCCGGCAAGCAGGCGGGCACATCCTATCAGGCAGGATACAACAACACGATGGCCGACTGGCAGGCATCGGCTCCCGCTCCGGAGATCGATCAGGGCGCGGCGATGGCCGAAGCATCGACGACACGCACGAATATGCAGGGCGTCTTGTCTCAGTCCATGCAGGGC